GGGCTAGCCGTTGAAGAAGCGTCACGCTATATCGAAGCCGCAGGTGACATTGGTGTACCCATTGACGCCGTTGAAAGTGCGATTGGTCGACTAAACCGCACGATCGGCGCAGATCCTGACAAAGTTCGTGACCTTGGCGTAGACCTTGTGTATCTCAAGGACGGGTCGTTAGACGTCAACGAAACATTTCTTAACACCATTGAACGAATTAAAGGCATTAAAGACCCAGCCGAAAAAGCAAGGGTTGCGGCCCAATTGCTTGGCAAGGGCTGGCAGTCAATGTCTGAACTTATTGAGATGGGCGCAGACGATCTACGCGCTTCACTTGATGGTGTTTCCGAGGCAAAAATTATTGACGAAAAAGAACTAAAGAGGGCCCGTCAATTCCGCGACTCAATGGATCAACTAAACGACAAATTTGGTGACATCACTCTTATTGTCGGCGAAAAATTGTTGCCAGTTATTCAGAATTTACTTGATAAAGCAATTGCATTATCCGATGTTGATATGCCGGGTTGGTTTAGCAAAATTGCGGATGCCGCTGAACTATCCGCGAAAACAATGGTGATGGGTCCCGTTGACGCAATGGCAAGCATGAGCGACTCAACAGAAGAAGCCTCAGATCAATTAAGTACCTATGCGCGCCGTCAAACCGACGCTAGATCTGACATGACCGCATTAACTGAAGCGATTGAAGATCAACAAGACGGTGTTGCCGAATTAACTGACGGATGGAAAACTTTACTTGGCACGCTTGACACGCGGGAAGCGTTTGACAATCTTGACGAATCTCTCAATGATCTCTTTGATGCAGGCGTAAAAGCGTTCAGCGGCAGTGCTGAAGAAGTCAGAAAATTTAACTCTGCACAAAAGGACTCTATTGACCAGATAGCCGATCTTGCCATTGCAATGGACCTCACGTTTGGTGAGCAAAACAAACTTAAAATTTTTGTTGACAGTGGCGACCTGATTGCGGCGGCTGGATACCTTAAAAGTCTGAAAACTGGTTATGGTGTCGACCTTGGTTTCGGTGTTGGCATAGTGCCTGCTAAAGCCCTTGGCGGTCCAGTTAGCCCTAGTGGTGGTCCTTATCTTGTGGGTGAGCGCGGTCCTGAGTTGTTCACGCCGTCGTCGTCTGGCAACATCACGCCGAACCATGCTATGGGTGGCGGTTCCAATATTACGGTCAATGTGAACGGTGGCGATCCGAACAGTGTCGTCAGAGCGTTGCAACAGTATGTCCGTCAGTCGGGCCCAGTGCCCGTAAACACTCGAGCGATGTAATGGCTAATGCTGGCTGGAAGTTTGAAAATGTAAGTGGTTCGTCCATTACTAATAGAGTTTTGTCGTTTTCAATTACGCAAGGACGAACTAAATATCTTGATGATTATGCTGGCGGACGATTAGTTTTAACTCTTAACAATAACAATGGTATGGTCCCCAGTTCTCTTTATCGGTATGGACAACGCATCACCGTTACAAATGATGTTGGATCAATATTTTATTTTTACATTCAAAACATTGATTATAATGATTATCCCGGTTCCACAGGTTTAAGCACTGCCACATTAACTGCGGTTGATGTACTTGGTTTGCAAGGCCGCATTCAGACGTACAGTCTTGCTTTGACTCAAAACAACACAGGTTTACAAGCTGCGCAAGTTGGGACTGCATATTCGTCAATTGCAACTTTTAACCCTTCTTTTGTTGGTGCATCTATTGCGAGTGCTTCAACTTATACAGGCACCGTGTTAAATCGTTTGAACTTGTTGAACGCTACTGAGCGTGGTTTTATTTATGTGATGCAAAACGGTATTCAGATGTGGTCTCGTAACTATATGCCTGGTGCTGATGCAGGTTTAAACTTTGGTAGGACTGCTACGGCTAGCGAAATTGGTTATCAATCTTTGCGTCGAATACAGAACGGCGTAAGTTTTATTAACCGTGTGACGGTTTCTCCTGAGGGTTTAGCGTCTCAGACTGTTAGCAATTTCAACGGGTATGAACCTTCGTTTTATTCATCTACAACAGTGGACTATGACACAACTCAAGCATATAACAATGCGTCTTGGGTTGCGCAGGCTATGGGTGATCCAGACTCTTTGCGGTTTGAAATTGACTTTACTGAGAGTTCTCAGACGAACGATGCCATTTATAATTTGTTGTTGTGGTGGACGCCTTCTTATGGCATTAGGACGACAAATCTTACTTATTTGCCTCCTTCTGGTAGTTCTACGACAGTGCCAGTGATTATGGAAGGTTTTACGATTAGTGGTACACCGACTGATAGGACTTATTCGTTGTCTTTTAGTCCGTTGACTTACTACCAGTTCTTCACACTTAACTCATCAACTTTAGGTATTTTAAATACCAGTCGACTTGGCTGGTAAAGGAGAAAACAATGCCCAACCCGAACACAGACTTTTCATCAGGTGCAGTCCTGACAGCTGCACAGCAAAACCGATTCCCTCGCGGAGTCATGGCATACAACGCGACGATCACTAGCGACAATACAATCACCGCCGAAGAACTCCAGATCACTGGCTCATCGTTCACAGCTGTCGCAAACCGCTACTACCGCATCACATACTTTGAACCAAGTCTCGCAGGCAACACTGCAAACATGGTTTTCGATATGCGAATCCGACAGACCAACATCGCTGGCACAATCCAAAACAACTCAAGAGTCCTGAACAATGTCGGCAGTATTTTCGTACCGACAAGCGGACTTGTTCAGGCTGTAGTCACCTTGAGCGCAGGCACGACGAATATGGTTGCTACTCTTGCGTGTAGTGCAGGAACAGGTCAAGCAGGACGAGGTGGAGGATTCGTCGCGTTCCTCCTAGTGGAAGACATAGGCCCAACATGATCATCTATATCGGCGGAGACACGCCCGAAGAACAGAACCTCATTTGCAGTTCGGTCATCAAATCACTCTTGTATGAGTCAGACTGGACACAGATCCCGAACAACCCTCTCACGCCCGAATACTCTGCAGAGTGGGCTGTCTACCGCCAAGAATTGCGCGACTTTATGAACACTTGGACTCCGAGCAATGAAGCCGACCTACCAGACAAGCCTCTGCCATGAAAAGCCTGATCGTCGCCGCCGCTCTCATCATCGCGATGACTTTCGTTATCACCTCATGCAACGACCGCACCCGTGACACCTGCGTCGACCAACCAACAGCCCCAAGGTGCAACCCATGAGAAAACGACTTAGCAACAGCGAAATTAAAGCCCGACTTATTTTGATTGTCGGCATAACGCTTTCAATGGTTTTTGGTATTTCAATGATTGCGATCCTGTTCTCACTTGTTTTTGTAGTACAACCATTAGAGCCAAGTCCGAATGATACGGAGATGCTTCAAATCGTCTCAGGTTCATTTGCCGTGTTGCTAGGGGGATTGCTGGGGTTGCTCAGCGCGAACGGGCTTCGAGACAAACATGAAAAGGACAAAGACGATGACATCTAGACCGTACACAGGCAACACCGACGGCAACCATCCGACCGAACGACCCGGTACGAAACGGTTTGTCGAATTCATGGAATATTTGTTTGGCATGAAATCGTTGGGTATCTACGCCAATCGTCCAATGCGCGGCTCAGCCAACCTGAGCGTTCACGCAACATGGCGCGCCGTAGACCTCAAAGGTAAAGGGACCGCCAAACAGAACGCGGACGCCCGTAAAGCCATGGTCGAATTCCTGTTCACTCACCGCGACATTCTCGGCATAGAAGAGATCCACTGTTACGACGGCGTAGGTTGCCCCATCCCGAATTTGACCAAGTTTGGCGGTGGCTACCGATGCGACCGTGACGCGTGGAAGGCTTGGACCCCACAAAAGAACGCAGGCACACCCGGTGGGGACTGGACTCATGTCGAGATAGCACCCAAAATGGCAGATTCTGCCGAACTGGTAGAAAAGGCTTTCGCCAAGATATTCGGCTAGGTCCTTGACAATCGGCTTGGGAGTCGGTCAAATGACTGACAACCAAGTGCGTCCCCCAATAGGTGGACCCCGACCGCAGGAGGAAAGCAATGCAACTATCTTTATTTGACGATCTCTATATTCCAGAGAGTCACCAATCCCGAACGGATGATCCGCCAACTTCAAAGGCTGGAGCGAAATCCGTCAAGATTCGAGCCAACTCACAGATGGCCCAACTGCTCGTCATTTACTTGATGGCGTTTGATCGTTTCAAATTGACTGACGATCAAGCAGCTGATGAATCAGGCTTACTAGCCAAGGCTGGATGTTGCTGGTGGAAACGATGCTCCGACTTGAGAGCCTTAGGACTTATTGAAGCGACAGGCACAGGGATCTCACCACTTACAGGTGAGGACCGTATGACGTGCGAAATTACCGAGGCAGGAATGGTTCTTGCCCGCAAACTTTTGGAGATCAAATGAACCTTAAACGACTAGCAATTATCAGTATTACAACTTATGCCCTTTGTGCTTTGTGGGCGATCACTGGCGTACAGGGCGACGCAGAGCCCCTTCAAACTGTCTCTGTGCCCTCAACGGTCACGCTCTCTATGTTGACACCCCAACAACTTGAGGATCGCGCTGAGGCTCTCACAGAAACAACGACCACAACGGCGGTCACTACCACAACAACAACCCAACCGTCAACGACCGTCGTATCCGTACCGTCCGAGGTTCACTGTCAAGAATGGTTCCCAACCGCGATATCGGTCGGCTGGCCCAACAACCCTGAAACACTCGAGAAACTAGGTCGCCTGCTTTGGAAAGAAACCCGCTGTCAGAACGTCAGTTACACCCATCCGTCGTTTAACGGCCACGACCACGGTGTCGCCCAAATCAACCAGATTCACCGCAAATATGTTGAGCAACTGTTCAATATGCCTATGGAAGAATCCATGTCCGACCCGACCCTGAACCTGCGTTTTGCTTATCTGCTCTATTCCGACATTGTTGAGGGTGGAGGTTGCGGATGGAAACCTTGGTCCCTGTGCTGACTCGCTGGTGGGACCACGCCGCCTGCAAAGGGATGGACCTCAACCTGTTCATCTTTGAGCCGGGTGAACGGTATTCACGCAAAAGAATTGCTGAAGCAAAAGCAGTTTGCGCGACCTGTTTCGTCCGTCCCGAATGTCTCGCCGAATCACTCAAATATTCGACAACACAGTTGGAGTGCTACGGCATTTGGGGGGGTCTCACATGGAAAGAACGCAGACAACTACAATCTGACACGATCCCAGCCACACCGTTGGTGTACCGTGACGGCAAATACCGACAAATCAAATAGGAGCCCCGATGGACCATGATGCCGCAGTTGCAGAGATTCGAGAAATGGAACGCACCGTCGCGTTTCTACGAACCGAAAAAGAGATGTTGCAAACATACGTTGACGAATGGACTTTGCGTTTCCAGTTAATGCAGGCGTCGCGAAATCGTTGGCGGTCCTGCGCGATGGAACTGGCAGACACGCTTTACAAACGGCTGCCGAACTTGCCCGACCTTGATTCGTTTTATCAGCTGCTGAACGACCCCATGGACGGTGCAGGTGTCACCAATGACTGAGATCAACACACCCGAAACTTGCGTTGAATGCGACATCCAAATGGGCTACCACGATCTCCGCTGGAAAGAAAAACTAGGTGGCGTATGTTTGGAGTGTGGCTACAAAAACGGTTTAGAAGGACTAGACAAAAATGACATTGCAAGACTGAACGACCTAATGAACTGGCTAAGGATGACGCCCGAACAGCGTCGAGCCTTTGACCGAAACCTAGGTTCGTGATGGCAGGCAAACCGATCCGCGGGACTTGTACCGGGTGCCAAACTTGGATTGAAGGCCCAAACATCTTTCACTATTCGCCGTCTACTTGGGCGGTGTATTGCTTTAAATGCTACAAAAAAGAGCATTATCAGAACCTCGTTAAAATACAAGAAAAGGACACCCCGACATGAGTTTCAACCCAGCCGACTACGCGTCCGTAGACGAACGACTCCCACTGTTCTGGAAGGACTGCCCGCGCGGTCGCATCATCACCGAACTGGTTGTTGATGACGGAACACGAATCGTGATGAAAGCGAGCCTGTTTGCAACATATGAGGATCACCATCCGACCACCACGGGTTACGCCGAGGAAGTGCGCGGCTCATCCATGGTCAACAAAACGAGTGCCCTTGAGAACTGTGAGACATCCGCAGTCGGACGCGCGCTAGCCAACTACCAGTATCAGGGAGGCAAGAAACGGGCGTCACTTGAGGAAGTTGTCAAGGTTTATCGTCAGGGTGGGGAACTGTCCGCGTCAGGCCCGACAACATCCACAAATTCGGATGCGCCAGCCCGAACGCCAACCATCGGGTCAAGTGGCGAACCGCCAACAATGAAACAGTTAGGCATGCTTCGAGCCAAGAACTGGGAAGGTGCCGTTCCAGCCACTAAGCGTGAAGCATCCGAACTTATTGATCGGCTAATGAACGGTGGTTGAGCATCTACCTCCAGCTGTTGCTAAATGTCCTGATTGTGGCAGCACTGCTAAACGGTGCAAACGCCCAAGCGAACACGACGCACACAAATGGCACAACTCACGTGAGAACCTGTACGCCTCAATGCACCCTAATTGTGTTGCTTGTCAACAATGGTTAAGCGAGGGCCACAAGTGAGCGACCCATCCGAAGCCGAATTCCAAAAGGCTGTTATCACGCTCGCCAAACTGCACGGGTGGCGCGTCATGCACACCCACCCAGCCCTAGTCCGACCGGGCAAATGGATCACACCCAACACAGGCAACCAAGGCTTCCCCGACCTAGTGATGACCCA